TCTATACCCCAAGGGCGAGTCGGTCGACGGCAAGCTCGGTTATATCGCCTGTAGCAAGTGCGGCAAGCCTGTCCCCGTCCGAGACGGTGAGTGGGTGCCTCAGGCACGGGAGAATACCGAGTACATGCAGGGCTACCGCTGGTCGCAATTGACCAGTGTCTACAACGACCCGGCAGAGATCCTGAGCGACTTCAACGACCCGCCCGAGGGCAATCTCGCGGACGTGTATCGCCTGCGTCTGGGCCTGCCGTACGCGGCGACGGAGGACCGCCTGCAAGAGAGTCAGGTATTCGGCTGCTGCAACGACTTCCTGCCGTCCCCTTCTCATCCGGGCCCGGCGGCGATGGGCGTTGATGTGGGTAAGACCAAGCACGTTATCATCGGCCTGCGAACGGGCCGGGACCAGTACGAGGTTCTCCGGGCCACGACCCTAACGGAATGGTCCGATATTCACGATTTGGCCAGGCGATACAACGTGCGGTCGGCTGTAATCGATATCCGGCCCTACGAAGATTCGGCCCGGGCCTTCCAGAAGCAGGCGTCCTACCCCGTCTATCTCTGCGAGTACAGCGAGTCGATGACGAGTGGCCCCCAGTACAACCCCAATACCGGCGTAGTGAAGGTCAATCGTACGGAGATCATGGACCGGACGCATCGCCTGGTGGCTACAGAGGGAATGCTGCGCGTGCCACGCCTGTGCGAGGAGACGAAGTTGCTGGCCCAGCAACTGTGCGGGGTCGCCAAGTACAAGGAAAAGAACAAGCGGACGGGGGTCATAGTCTACCGCTACAAGTCGGTGGGCTCTGTGGGTGATCATCTACGCCACGCCCTCGGCTACTTCCTACTGGCGGCCTCGGGCGGCAAGGTGGCCCAGTACCGCTCGGCCGGCTCCGGCCAACAGCGCCGGGCCATCAATAACTTCCACGTGGGGGCGAGGCGATGACATGGCGAATAAAACGGCACAAATGCGCGCTAACGAAGAGGCTATCAAGCAGAAGATCGTGCGGGCCCACCGGGCCGGCCTGACGGATAAGAACGGTCGGGGCCTCGTACGGCCCGTTGTCGGGACCGGGCACCTGCACTTCACGACTGTCCCGGTCGGACCGGAACGGTACAACGTCTGGCCCCGGGATCGGGACGGGAATCTCATAGGAGACGACTGAGATGGGATCTGGATTCACAGAACTGATACAAATGTACCTCGCTACCCGGAAGCCGAAGAGTCCCCGCATGCCGAAAATACAGCAGCCGGAGCCACTACCGAATCAGACCAGTGAAGAGGCCATGATGGCGGCCGAGTCCCTGGCCCGTCGTCGGCGCGGGGCGAGCAGTACGTTGCTGAGCGGTGAGGGCGGCCAGATGAACGTGGGCAAGAAGCGATTGCTCGGGGGTTGATATGAGTAAGGCGCAAGACGTTGTTGATCTGTTCGAGGCCGAGGCGGGAAGGGCTGCCAATTTCCTGAATCTCTGGCAGGAGACGTCCGAGTACGAATCCCAGATGGAGAACGCCATTACGACCCGTCAGATCGACGGCCAGGCCCAGCGGGTCGATCTGGTCGATACCACGGCCGTATTCGACGCCCTGGATATGGCCTCCGGCCTGTCGTCGCTCATGGTGCCGCCCGGTCAGCCGTTCTTTGCCGTCGAGTCCGACGATACCGATGCCAACGAAGACGACGACGCCAAGCGGTGGATGAGTCGCGCTACCAGTAAGGCGCACGATTGCATTTGGGGTTCCAATTTCCTCGTCCAGTTCGATGAATTCCTCAAGAGTTGGGTCACGTTCGGCGAGGGGGCCCTCTTCAGCGACTTCGGGAAGAAGTTGAAGCTGAACTACCGCGAGTACCCCGCCGGCTCGTACCATTACCAGGAGGACAGCGAGCGCATGCCGGACGTGTTCCTGGAGCGGTTCGAGTACACGGCCAAACAGGCGGTGGAAGAGTTCAAAGACCGGGTGCCCGACGATATCAGTAAGGCCGCCGGCGATCCGAAGCGGGCGACGGAAAAGTTCGAGTTCGTTCACGTCTGCCGGCCCCGCGCCGAGCGGAATACGGCCTTTATCGATGCGGTCAATATGCCGTACGAGGAGATATTCGTCGAGGTCAAGACCAAGACGATCGTCCGGGAATCGGGCGGCTTCGAGGATTTTCCCTACCATATCAGTCGGTACGCCAAGAGCTCTAAGGAATCGAGGGGCCGGGGCGTCGGGGTCTTTGTCTTGCCGCAAGTCCGGAGCCTCAATGCGATGAAGTTTGATTTCATCGAGTGCGCCAATCGCCATAACAACCCGCCGAAGGAAGTGGGACCGGGCGTCGAGGGACAGGTCGACGTGACGCCGGGGGCGCTGAATCATGTTGCCACCATGGGCCAGATCAGGGCGATCGAAGGGGCCCTGGGTAATTTCCCCGTTACGGCCGAACTGATCGCTTCCGAGCGGCAGGAAATCCACCGTGCCTTCATGGGCGATACTCTGAACCAATTACAAAATCTTCAGGGCGACCGCCGCACAACAACGGAGATCAACGAGCGGCTGCGCGAGGGACTGCGGCGACTGGCCCAGCCTGTGGGGCGACTCATAGCCGAGTTGATGACCCCGATCATTACCCGATCCATTCTTCTGTTGATTCGCAACGGCCAGATCGCCCCGCCGCCCCCCATCTTACAGGGCAAGGGCATCCGGATAGGCTACGTCAGCTTCCTGGTCCTCATGCTGAGGCAGTACCAGACACAGGCATTCGAGCGATGGGTCGCGTTCGTCGCCGGAGCCGACCAGATATTCCCGGGTGTTAAGGACAATGTGGACGCCGACTCCGCCATTCGCGATATGGCCGATTCGTTCGGGGTCAAGGCCGAACACAAGCGCACGATTCGCAGTCGCGATGCCCTGCGGAAGCAGCGGTCGCAGGACCTGGCGGCCGAGCAGGCGGCAGAGGCCCAGGCGCAGTTGGCCCAAGGCTACAAACAGACGACCCGGGCCCCGGAAGAGGGTTCTCTGGCCGAGGCGGTGCTGAATGGCTGACGGTTATACAAGCCAGCGTGAAGTCAAAGTGATGACCCGACAGGCGGCCGAGGCCGAGCGGCTGCGCGAGCAGAAGCGGATTGCCGGGATGTTCCACCGCGTCTTCGACGGATCGGACGGGGCAGACCTGCTGGAGTGGTTCAGTATCGAGTGTATGGAGCATTCCATGACGCTGTCGGTCGGACATCCGGACGTGTCGGCATTCAATGAGGGCAAGCGGGCCGTGATACTGAGGATACGTGCTGTGTTAGGAGTGAAGCTATGAGTCGGGCCCGGAAGAAGAGAACGGATGTTGTCCAGTCCGCGCTCGATATCGCCCCGGAGCCCGTCGCCCCGGTGAGGCGTTGCGGGCGATGCGCCCATTACTCGCCGGCCGCCAAAATGTGCCATGAGGGACCGAACTTCATCCGGCGAGTCGAGAGCGATTGGTGTGGCCGGTTCAAAGAGAAGTCACTGAAGGAAGGCTAGGAGTATCGTTATGGAAGACCTACTGACAGCAGAGACAGATGTGGGGACTGAATCGCAGACGGACGGCGATCAGCAGACGGGCGATCAGACCCAGGACACCGAACCCGTCCTGTCGCCCCTGGTCGGCGCCGACGGCAAGTTCGCCGAGGGCTGGCGCGATCGCATCCACGAAGACTATCGCGGTGAGCCGTGCCTGGATGTCATCGGCGACAACTTCGATGCCATGGTGAAGAACTACGTCTACGCGCAGAAGATGCGGGGCAAAAACACCGTGGCCGTACCCACCGACAAGAGCGACCAGTCGGAATGGGATATGTTCTTCGAGGCCACGGGCCGGCCGACCCTGGCCGCCGACTACAAGATCGAGAAACCCGCCGAGATGCCGGACGAACTGTGGAGTTCCGAGCGGGCCAAAGCCTTCGCGCAGGAGGCGTGGAACCTGGGCCTCAATCAAACCCATATCGATAAGTTGATGGCCTTCGACAATGCCCGGACCCTGGAGGCCGTCAAGGCGGCCGTCGAGGCCAAGGCCCAGGCCCGCGCCGACGCCGAGACCACTCTGCGCGCGCAATTGGGCGACGCCTACGATGAGCAGATGCACCTGGCCAATGCCTTCATCGCCAAGACGACGACGGAGGAGCAGAGGGAGCATCTACTGGAGGTCGCCGGGAACGATCCGCACTTCATTGCGTGGATCGCCGAGTGGGGGGCCAAGACCGCAGAGAGCCACGGGATCGATACGAGCTCGTTCAAGAGTACGCCCGCACAGTCGCAGGAACGGCTTACCGAACTGCAAGCCACGCCGGGCTACATCGACGGCTCGCTCAAGAAAGAAAACCCGCTGCGCCACGAGAAGATTGTGAAGGAGATCAGCGAACTCAGTAACAAGCTGTACGCTTCTGGACCACGAAAATAAGTAGGACCTCCGACTATCTCGCCAATGGGCGGGACCGGCGTCGATCGGACGTAAAGCGAAGACAGTGACCTCTATGTAAGGAGACTATCCATGTCGACTACTACTGTGAACTTACAAATTAAAGGAATACGCACATGGCAGTCGCAACTATTGCCGACATCATGGCCAAGCAGTACGGGTCAATGCTGTATCTGTTGGCCGAGCAGAAAGGCTCGAAGCTCCAGAACAAGGTTCGACGCGAGCCGATCACCTCCGCTGAGGAGGCGTACTTTGACACCATCGGGTCCGCCACGGCCGTCAAAAAGACCGTCCGACACGGCGCGACCAACCTCGTAGAAGCCGATTTCGGGCGGCGCAAGGTCGCTCCGGACGACTACGAGATCGCCAATCCGGTGGACAACGAAGACAAGTTGAAGATGATCATCGATCCGACCAGCGCCTTCGCGCTGCGGCAGGCCAGCGCCATGGGCCGCGCCAAGGACGATGCGATCATCGCCGCCGCCACCGGCACTGCCCTGATCGGTAAGACCGGTGCCACCAGCAAGACCTTCCAGGCCGATTCCGTCAGTATCAATGGCGACGGTACAGTCACTACCCTGGGCACCCTGGCGGCCGTTACGACGATCGTCGATATGACCCTGGCAAAGATCCTCACGATGATGAAGATTTTCAACGAGGGCGACGTCGACCCGGACATCCCCAAGCACTGGATCGTTACCCCGAAAGATATCGAGGACATGCTCGATATCACGGAGTTGACCAGCGCCGACTACGTCACGATGAAGAACTTGCAGCGGGGGGCTGTGGACACTTTCGCCGGGTTCAGTTTCGAGTGGTCGAACCGGCTGGGAGTTGACGCCGCGACCTCTACGGGCAACCGCACCCTGGCCTGGGCCGAGGATGGGATTATCCTTGGCGTGGCCAAGGACCTCCAAACGCGCATCGATGAGCGACCCGACATCTCCTACACGATCCAGGTTTACTCCAGTATGTCGATGGGGGCGGTTCGCATGGAAGGTGTCAAGGTCCACGAGTGTCTCAACAAGATCGCGTAGTACCGGCCATGTTGCTTTTACGCAACGGAATATGAATTGGTCGAATGCCGTTTTTATGCGGCAGAAAGGATCACCTAATGGCAACGTTCACCGCAGGACTCAATCACAACCCGATCACCAGTCCGGCCGCCATGCCGAAAGACGCCGTGTCGTCTACGGGGAATCTTGGCGTCTACACCATCGATACGCTCCAGCGACATCTGTTCGGGACGCGCTACATCACGTGGGATGGCCGGGTGTACAAGTACGCCAAGGCCGGCGCCACTCAGATTCCGGCCGTCGGGTCCGAGAGCTACGTCGCCCAGGCCCTGGCCTATACGACAGTAGCGTCCAGTACGGCCATCGGAGCGAAGAAGCTGATTGTCGATGTGGCGGCCTCTGATGGCCCGGCCGCCGACGGCCTCGTGCTCAAAGACCACTTCCAGGGCGGGTACATGATTATCGGCCCCGGCAGCAACAACTGCATGAACCGTCTCATCGAAGGCAATACGGCTGTGGCAAGCGGCGGCGGCGAATGCACGTTCGAGCTGGATGCCCCGCTGAATATCGCGACGGTAGTCGATGTAACGGCCGCCGAGGCGATGGCCAGTCCGTACGCCGACGTGCGAACGGGCGCCAGTGAGTATCGCGCCATCGTCGGCATCCCGGTCGCACCGGCGACGGTCTCTACGTATTGCTGGCTGCAAACGTGGGGCCCCATCTGGGTCTCGCCCCAGGCCGCAGTCGGCGCCGGAAGTCATGACCTCCAGGCCGTCTTCCGTCACGACGGCTCGCTCGATGAGCATGACTACAGCGACAGCTACACTGCGAAGCAGCAGCACGCAGGCTTCATTCTGTCGCACGCCACTGCGGAGACGCAGGGGGCACCGTTCCTCATGCTACAAATCTCGATCTGATATGTCTGGAATCGGCATGGGGTTGATTAGGGTTCGACCCTGTGCCGGTTCGACTACCGCGAACCCAGAAAGGATTTGAACGATGGCAAAGAAGGACACAGAGGCCACGGTCAAAGAAACCAAGGTCGAACAGACTGCGGTCGAAAAACCGACCGGCCAGGCGTTGCAGGACGAGATTTTCGCTCGCAAACGCAAGGAACGGGCGGCACTGGCCGCCAAGAAGTAGGAGCAAAGACGATGTCTGAAGGCGAACTCGTACCGGCGGATATGTCGGCCAATGATTTGCGTGAAGAGGTGAACCTGCGAACTTCCAGGGCCGGGCACACCACCCGGGCAGGCGGGCGTATCCCGCTTCGGATTATGGTGACGAGCGGCTGGGGCGCGACCAAGCTGAACGTGTGGCCCCGGGACGAGCACGGAAACCTCATTCAATAGCGGTCCTCCTTCAGTGGGTTAGGGGCGGGTGGCACTGGCTGCCCGCCCTTAGCCTGAAAGGTTGTGTACCATGGCTGTCTCAACGACTTCGATATCGAATATGGCCCTGGCCCGCATTGGCGCGACGCGCATCAACGATTATGCGGAGGACGCCAACGTGC